TGCCATAGGTGACGGATAATCTCAAGAACGCCTTGGCGAGCAGCCATTGGAGGATTGACATAGCCAGCGACATAGGTGATGGAAATGTTATTCATTCCCTGCACCCAGTAACCATAAGAGTTGGTGGCATAAAGTGTGCCTGAGCCAATTCGATAGAGGCGCTGTCCAGTGTAATCAAGGACATAGGCACTTGATGAGACAGCCAATCCATTTTCAGTAACCGAAGTGATGGAAATTGCCTTTGGATTGCGAATGCGAATGAATTCAGTGCCGCCGTCATAAAGTTCGCTGGTGAAAGTTCTGCGACCTAGAACCTGTCCAACATAAGTTTCAGCCAAGTCGGTTGCCGCATCAATGAATCGGCGCAATTCCTCATCCAAAGTTGTGTCTGTGGTTGGAATGTTTAAGTGAGCCTTAACCTCATCAAGTCCAACAATGCCAAGGTCGGCATAATCTCGAACCGTAAATTCATCGGTATAAGCTGAGGCGTTTGTTCCCGTAGCAAGCCATCTAACCGCATGGCGGCCTGTTTGAGTCGGGGAAAAGTCGCAATTGTAAAGTCCAGTTGAAGGATTTGTTACCGAACCCGTTGAGGTGGTTCCGTCTGGAAGGGTAATTGTGCAAGTGACCGCCGAAGCATTGGCATTTGCGCCAGTTGAATCAGTGATGGTTATTCCAAGCGGAATGACATCTCCTAAGTCATAAGTCATCGAGATCTCCTTGTGATGGTAGAAGTGGCGCGTTCACGATTGCTGATTAGCGAACCGATTCGGGGTCTTAAGATAATTGTTGATCCAGCTCTTAAATTCTTGTTCGGATTCATTGTAGCCCCGACTCTGATTCTTTCAACAATAGATGCGCCAGTTCGGTATTGATTATTCATCGAAGCGCCATTGCCGATGTAGCCATATCCCGAAGCAGTAAGAGAAATCAAGCCCGAAGCTGATGTGGCAAAGTAAAGATTGTCAGTTGCAGTTGCTACAAGTTCGATTGAGCCTGAACCTGTTGTGGCGTAACTAATCTTTGAAAAAGTTCCAGATGCAACAAGGCTGATTGACCCAGTTCCGGAACTTGGATAAGCAAAAGATGAAGTTGCTGTACCTACTAGGCTAATTGAGCCTGATCCTGTTGTGGCAAAAGTAAGTGAATCAGTTGCAGTTGCTATTAGGCTAATTGAACCTGATCCTGTTACAACAAAGGATGAAGTTGCTGTACCTACTAGGCTAATTGAACCTGATCCTGTTGTGGCAAAAGAAAGAGAAACGGTTGCTGAACCTACTAGGCTGATTGAGCCTGAGCCTGTTGTCGCAAATTTGAGCGAATCGGTTGCTGAACCTACTAGGCTGATTGAGCCTGATCCTGTTTCAGGGAAAGTAAGTGAATCGGTTGCCGAACCAACCAGGCTAATTGAACCTGAGCCTGTTGCAGGGAAAGTAAGTGAATCGGTTGCTGAACCAACAAGGCTGATTGAGCCTGAACCTGTTGTCGCAAATGTAAGTGAATCGCTTGTTGAACCAACTAGGCTGATTGAGCCTGATCCTGTTGTAGGGAAAGATGTGGCTGCTGAACCAACTAGGCTGATTGAGCCTGAGCCTGTTGTAGGGAAAGATGTAGCTGCTGAACCAACTAAGCTGATTGAACCTGATCCTGTTGTGGCAAAGGAAAGAGAAATGGTTGCTGAACCTGCAAGGCTGATTGAACCTGAGCCAGTTGTAGCTGTTGATCCGGCATTGTAAGCAACGCCAGCTGCGTTGTAGGCAATGCTTTCGTTATAGATTGCCATCAACGCTTCCTTCTACTATTAAATCAATTTCCTCAAATTTCAATTATTCAATTATTGAATCAGCTGACTGTTCTCCTGTGATTGGCGAAATAAATGTGTCACTTGCTTCATCATAGGTATCGCCAATGCCAGCGTACTTGCCACGAATTTTGCCATTGTAACTTGTCTTAATCCATTGACCGCCAAGTGATTGCATAAATGCTTCGCCTTCATCTGGCTCATTGTTATCGCCTACTAAAACACGAATAACAATATTGTTTTCATCAATTTCTGCCCAGTGACTCATACTGTGTACCTCACTATGACTAGACCTGATCCACCTGCTCCACCTGCTCCAACTATTACCGATGCTCGACCACCTGCACCACCGCCACCACCACCGGTGTTAGCTGTACCAGCAAAACCATTAGGAACTGTGTTTGCAGTACCTCCAGTTGCACCTCCACCGAGCCCACCGGCTCCCGGTGTCCAAGATGTGCTTTCGACGCCACCACCTCCGCCTCCAGCGTAATAATAAGTTCCTGAGGAATTTTGACCAGTTGAAGTTGCTAAGCCCCATGCAGAATATGTTGAAACACCTGCACCACCTGCGCCGCCTGTGGTTGATGTGGTTGCGTTTCCGTTTGCATTTGTACCTGCACCACCACCGCCACGCCTGTTTAATGCAGCACCGCCATTACCTGCGCCCCCAGTAAAGTTTGTTGTAGTGCCGTCCACTATTCGTACCGCAGCACCTCCGTTACCAGCATTTGTCGATCCTGCACTTGTGGCATCGACTCCTTTTAATCCAGCAGCGGCAGTTATAGTTGTAAAACCTGTACCAGATATAGATGAAGCGTTACCATTTGAATTACTTGCACCACCTGCACCAACTGTAATTGTGTAGTCTCTTGAATCCAGAGAAGTATTTGAACTGTAGTTAAGGCTTGTGCCTCCACCGCCACCAATATTATCGCCACCACCTCCGGCTCCAGCAATAATTAAAACATCGCAAGTAAGAGATGTAATCGCTGTAAATGTTCCCGAAGCTGTAAACGTGTGATAAACGTAGCCACCGCTTGTTGTGATAGTGCCGCCAAGAGCTCTAATTATAATTCTCGAAGGGACAGTCAGTGTGCCAGCTTGATTATTAGTAAACCAATCAGATACTTGGCTTGATGAAACCATCCGGCGTAAAGGATTTGTCATTAGGAAATCCTGTTGACATAACCTGAAACTGTGATGACATTCGTTGTGCCAGCATAAGCGGCAATTGTGGAAGCAGTTGGTGAGCCGCCACCTGAACCTGTCAAAATTAGTCCAGGCACAACCAAAGTTAAACCAGATGTGGCAGGAATTGAAAGTTTAATTTCATTATCAACAGCTGTAACGCCACCCCATTGAACTGTTAAAGAAACTGAACTGCCAGATGAGTTGTAAGCATAAAGCCAAACTTCATCAATAGCTGTGGAGCCTGTACCTGTTGCGTGGATAGTTGTGCCAGCACTTCCCGAAGTAGTTGCGGCAATTTTGATGGCTTTGCCCTGTGTGCTGCCTGATAACAATAATTTTGTAAAACTTGCCATTTTTTATCCCTATCCGAAAATTTGTATTGAAAGAACTGTCTGATCTGAATCGGGATCTCCAGCCGCAAGGCGAGCTTTGACTGATGCAAATGTTCCTTTTGGCGAAGTTCCCAACTCTGTTTCAATTGCTAGAACAGCATCATTGATGTTGTCATGTTGACCTGCGTGAGGAACTGTTGCTGAATCAAGGGTATCAGTAGCCGTTGGGTTGGTAAATGAATCAAGCGAACTTGGATAATTTGTTGCCATTGGCTACTCCTTAAATTAGGAAGCTGAGACTGAAAGTGAACCTGATGCGATTGTTACAACGCCGGCAGATGCGCCAGTTGTAACGCTTGGAGAAAGAGCACCGCCAATGTAATAAGTGCCAGATGTCGAAGCTGACCAAACGCCAAAGTAAGAGGCGGTTGTCGATGCTGGCAGGTTGATTGAAAGAGCGCCTGAGTTGGTAACTGATCCCGATGAAGGACTGTTCCAAGTAGCAGCAACGCGAGCATAAGTGCCGCCAGTTACTTCTGAAGCGCCAGTTGTTCCTGGATCAGCAGTGTGCAATGAGACATAACTCCAACCTGTCGTTGACAGGGCTTGATTGGCCTCAGTTGTCGAGATTCTTGCCATTTATTGCTCCTTTGTTGTTAGGGCAAGAAGGTTGATCGCCAGGGGTACGATCAACCTTCTTGCTTGACTTGTTGAATTGCATGATCGCGCATCGCTTGATGATGGCGTTCATCCAACCAAAATTGTTTGTGATGAGGCAGTATTGCGCCGGTGTGGGCGTGGATCTTGTAGCCCATAGATTTTAGGCGTTTAGAAAATAGTAAATCCTCGCCAAAGTAAATTCCATCAATCGCGCCTTCTACGAACCAAGCCCAATCCTTGCCTTGATTTGGCGTTGCCTTTTGTTGCATATCTAGCAGAACGCTGCGATGGATTAGAAGGCAACCAGTTCCGACAGCATCAACTTCAATGATTGAGTCAAGCGGATAAGCATCAATTGCTTCCAAACCCTTCTCAGGATCCATGCGATAAATTGTTGGAACTGGGCGAAGCGCATCGCTATTGTCAAAGAATGCTGCAAAAACTAGCCCTGAAACAATTGGGCGATCCTTATCGTGAGCAGCATCTATCAGCTTGAGCCAAGTGTCAGTTGAAAGTCGCTCATCTGAGTCAATCATTAAGAGCCATTCGGAATCTGTTGTTTCCAAGAATGTTTTAATTACAACATTGCGTGATCGAGTAGTAAGTCCAACATTGCCCACTTGAATCATGTGAGCAAAGCGACCATCTTTCTTTTTTGCAATTTGAATAAGGTCAAGCGCAAGGAGTGAATCAATCGTTCCGTTGTTGACCATGCCAATGCAAACTTTGTGACTTGTTTTCATCGTGACTCCAATTTCGGAGTCAAGGAAGTTGTTTCAATTTGATCGCCTTCAAGTTCGCCAATTAAACGATCAAGATGTTCAATGCCTTTGTTCTGCACTATCTCGCGAGCAGACTTCAAACCTTCAAGAAATATAGATTTCATAAAATCCCCCTGTGGATGTTGTTACGCCTTGGCGCTGACCTTACCCGAAAGCAAGATCAGCGCCAAGACTCAGCTAATTAGTAGCCTGAAGGTGCAACTGCGCCTGTTCCAGAAATTACTGAAACCGACTTGTTAAAGCGGTGTGCAAGTGCTGCGTAGCCGTAAACCTGAAAACGAACTGTGAGGTTCGCGCTTAAAATATCAGGGAGAACTCTTGTGCGAGTTCCTGACTCGAACAAATAACTATCGCTGAACTTACCAACGATAATTGGTGATTGGTTTGTTGATGCGCCGTATGTCTTTGTCATTGTTGCATCAATAAAGACTGGAACACCTTGAATTGTACCTACAAGGCCAGCAGGAGCGCCAGGATTGGTGATTGTACCTGCTGCGTTGAATGCAGAGGATGCGCCTGTGACAGGTACTACTAGAGGGCGATTTGAGCCATCTACCTGTGAAGCGAACCAGTACCACATTGACGGAGACATCAAAATAGCTTCTGCTTGCTTGTAGCGGTTTGTTACAACCTTTGAAATTGCCTTAGCAATTGCGATTGCGCCGTTAACAGCAGATGGAGTTGTTTCAGTCCATGTTGTAGGAATGCCGTTTGTGGTATCAGCGCCAAGAGTAATCAAACCCTTAAGTGTTCCTGATGTTCCGTCACCAGTACCAACAACAGCTGTGTTCAATTGAAGTGCGTAGTCAGCCATTAGATCGCCAAATACTAGGCGATCAAGACCGCCAGCAAGAGGTGATTGTTCTACAAGCTGAATCGATACATTCTCATAGCCTGAGATTGTACGAACTGGCGCTGTGACAGTTGATGAAACCATGTCGCGTGTTGTTGTTGCACTGTTATCTGCTGACTGGAATGCAGCAAGTGTACCTGTTGTGATCTGCGGAATGTTGATGCTGTCTGTTCCTGCTGGTAGTGCCATGTTTGTAACAAGGTCAGCACCTACACGAGCAGCACGAGCGAATTCGGCATATTCATTGATTAGGTATAGGGGAGGAACAAAATCTCCACCGGCTCCGTCAGTGCGTGAGATGTCGCGTGTTTCAACAGCAACTTCTTGCTGGTGGCGTTGCAAACGCTCCCATGAATTGCGGTCATTGCGAAGGTTTGCGCCAATCATGTCGCGAACAAATGAGTTGCGACCATCTTTGTCGTATGTCATAGCTTCGCGAGTAACTACTGCGCCGCCGAATGTTGCAACCTTTGAATCCTTGCGAGATTCTGCGATTGCTGCTGTGCGAGCTTCTACCTTGTCGGCAGTTGCGATGCGCTCATCAAGTGCAGCAATTTCATCTTGCTTCACTGATGCGGCATCAAGAGCTTCTGCGGTAACTTCCTCAGCTGCTAAAGTTGTTTCAACCTCGGCAACAAGTGCATCACGCTGCTCCTTGAGTTTTGTGCTTAGAGTCATTTGTGACCCTTTCTCTTGGATGGATGTTTGAGACCAGTCGGGGCGAATGCGCCGAGTGTTATGCCTTGCTCTTGCGAGTCAAGGAATGATGTTTGACCTTCAGGCTTAACTTGCGCTTAGCAAGATCAAGATCAACTTCATCTGTTGAACGCATTCCAACTGAAGTTGAGTCATAGGCAGGAAGGGTGACAACTGAAACCTCATAGAGGCGTTCAATGTCTGTCAGTGTACGAAGTCCGGCATCTTTAGTTTGTCCATCTGGAGAAACTGTGAATGCAAAACTCATTTTGTCCATATCGCCTCGGCGAAGTGCTGAGGAAAGTTCTTGAGC